GAAATCATCAGCAATGTGATTCGGGATGAATGCGAACTCATCCAGAAATATGACATTATAAGATCCACCACGAACAGCAGAGGAAGAAGTAGAGTTTGCCGATATTTTAGATCCATTTTCTAATTCTAAAGAACCTTTATTCCAAGATATTATACCTTGTTGCATCCATCGAGGCAAATTTTCATATGCAAGTTGCAATCTACCAAGTAAATCTCTAGCCGTGGACGCTTTGTTCGCCAGAACAGCAATGTTGACATTATCGTTGAAAACTGCATAGTGTAAGAGATATGATATACAGGTAGTAGATTTACCCGTCTGCCGAGGCATCTTACAGATATTAAATCTGTTCTCGTGGAATCTAGTAATTAACTTCTCTTGAAAATCATACATGTTAAAGGGAACCAATCCCTCATCAAGAGAAACAATTTTTATATACTTTCTAGCAAAATATACAGGATCATCTTTACACTTTAAAAACTCAAGAATATTCTCCTGAGAAAATTCTATAGGCGTGTTCGCCTTCTTCAGGTTGGGATTACCTAAGTATACTTCTTGTGACATAACAAATAAAAAACTTACTAATCAGTAAATCCTGCTGCTGCTCCTTTAACTCCAGCATTAGCAGCAAATATTGCGTATGTGCTTACTTTCTCTAAAAACTCAACTGAACTTCCTGGCATCGTAAACGAACCAACAACCGTTCCGCTTGCTTCTTCTACAAGTGTTACTAAGTGAGCACTTGTATCAGTATTGACAAGTCGAACAAGCGTAGCACTACCAAATGTACTTGCTGCTCCTGTTGATGTCGGAGATGCTGCTTCAGCACCTTTAATCAAAGTTCTTGACATTACTCTTACTTACACTATAAAGTTATTTATTAGAATGGATCATCAGTGGATGCTTGTGGATTTCCATTAGCAGTAATCGTTGAAGGAGTAACAGTTGAAGCTGTCACTGTTGAAAGATTACAAGCTAACACTTTTGTATTAGTTACATTAGTGAGTGCTGCTGTAGGAGGAGTAAAGTTGGATGTATAAAGGGCTGTTCCTTTTATTAATCGGAAATTACTAATATGACCTTTCATCAAATAACTTGTATTATAATATCCACCTACAACTAAATAATCTCCAGTGTAACTATGGGTATCAGTAAAACTATGAGTTTGAGTACCATTTACAAAGCATTTTGAAGTACCAGAACTTCTAGCATAAGCAATGTGATACCAGGTATTAGTACTTCTGTTAAATGCAGTGTTGTGTGCTGATGCTGCACCGTAAATGTGCCAACTACTCCCATTATGTGAAAATGCTATTGTTCCTCCAGCTCCACCTCCACCAACAGTAGAAAGTCCTCCAGCGTCGTTAGATATTTGGAAAATCCCTCTATTGTCTGTGTCATCAAATTTAATCCAACATTCAATAGTAAAATCTCCAGTACCCAGAGTTACATCACTACTAGATCCCCAACTTAAATAATCACCAGACCCATCATAATCAACACTATATCCAGCAACTGGTGTTGTAGAAGTATCAGCAAGAGTAACAGTTAAAGTATTACCTACCTGAGTATTTCTTCCAGAATCACTATAAACTTTAATCGTAACAACTTCTGTACCCTCAGTGTAAGTATCATTAGCAACAGTATGAGAGAAAGTAGCAGAATTACTTGATATAGATGCTGTTCCTGTTAATGCTCCTGATGAAAAATCAGCAGATGTTATACCAGTTCCAGACAACTCCCAATATAAATTAGTTCCATCAGCAACATTAGTAGTTGTAATAGTAGTAGTAAAACTTCCACCTTCATCTACAGAACTAGCAGATAATGAATGAGTATATGTTGGAGGAGAAGAAGCACCACCACCAGAACTAGCAAAACTCATCATAGAAGAATAGGCAATTTTCGTTGCTTTAACATCAGCACTACCTTCTAAAGTATCTGTATAATATTTTTCAACATATAGGACATCACCAGACAATACCATAAAACTACCCATGACAGCAGTAGTATAATCTTTTCTAGTTACAAGTATATTATCATCGCCACTATTAAATAATCTTACAACAGAAGCATTACTAACATTAGTAGCAGATCCTAGATTCGTTTCAGCAGATAATATTTTCATTTTGTTTCCTCTTTAATTATATTTAGAATTTCTATTTTCATTTAACCCACCGCCTTTGTAGTTTTTGTTTTGTTCTTCACAAGCATTCTATTTTGCGTAGGTGTAAGAGGAATATCTTTTATCCCACCTCCACTTGGTTTAAGATTACCTGGTAAACCAAATTTATTTCTAGAACGACTTGGGTCTATAATTGTGCCACCACCTTGATAAGCACCTTCAGTAGTAACTTTTGGTGCAATAACATTACCATGTCTATCCTTCCATGTAGTATTCTTTCCTACCCATTTTGTTTTTCCTGTTGGTCTATTTTTAATTTTTGCATCTCTTCTTGCACGTCTTCCTTCAGGACTACCTAAATATTCATTTCTCTTATTCCTTAATTCTCTCTTAGTAGGTTAAGATTCTATTTTTTCATTTTTAGAAGGATCAACAGTTTTCTTACCATCATTAGTTATAGGTGCTTTAAGTCCTGTAGCAACTTTATCTTTAAGACCTGTTGCAGCACCAAGAGTAGCACCAGCAGTACCAGCACCAACAACCTTTATCTTATCTGTAGCATTTTTTACACGATCACCAACTCCTTTCAACACCTCCGTAGCTTTTACACTTTTTGGTGTAATATTCTTCAATTTAGATGTACTACCAGTTTTAGAAGCAGCACCACCCAATACATCTACATCTTTTGCGGTTGTTTGAATTTCTGCTTTCTTAGCATTAATTCTATCCAATTTACCTTTAGTTCTATTTGCTAGATTGCTACCAGCATCTTTAACATTCTGCATAAAACCCTTAAAGGATTTTACTAAACGACCACCTTTACTAGGTGTATCAACCCTTGGACTTTTAGTTACTGATATACCATCAGGATTTCTTAATTTTTTAGCAGTAGAAAAAATATCTTTAGTTAATTTTGAATCTTTAACTGCACGATTAACAATACTTCTAGTTCCTCTTCCAGCATCATAAACCTTTTTACCTGCCCATAATGTATTTTTAATACCACCTGCTAAAAGAGATGCCCATCCAAGATCCCTTTCAGATCCTTCTGTTATTATAGTAACAATCTCATCATCAGTATATCCTTCAGAGATTAACATCTCTGTAATCATTTCCAATTTCCAGTTATATGAATCATTAATTTTTTTTAATTTTACCTTACCACCAACAGTATTTGTTCCATCTGGACTATAATACCCTTTGTTTGATATACCATCTTTGTTTATAGCACTATTCTTACCAATTCTTGCAGTATTATCTTGTCTTGCTAATTCTCTAGCATATGCACCAGTTTTATCGCCAGGATATTTTGGATTAGCATATGATGGTTGCTTATACACTTTAACTGATTTAGAATCTGGTGTTGCAAACCCTTTTGCACCTGCTGTTCCAGTTAAGCCCCTTTTGCTTTTGTCCACCATACTATCCAAATATTTCACATGTTTTGGAACATATGAAGATCCTGCTCCTGTAGGTACTTTATCAAAATGATTAGCGGCAAATTTACCTCCTGATCCTAATGTAGATCCTGGTGTTGTAACAAGTTTTGGGGATATAGATTTTATTTTTGAACTCTTACTTAAATTACTTACAAATTTTTTTACACCTGGACTTTTTATGATCTGTTTAATAATCCTACCTGCACCCTCTTCAATATTACTTGAACCTTTAATTGGTTCTGGTTTAATTATATCTACTGTTTCTATTTCTGTAAAATTCAATCCGTCAGCAACATTCTGAACACTTATGCCACCTTCTATATGTTCTAATTTTACACCAGTTGCGTTTTCAATATCTGATTTTCTCTTATCTCCACCTATCTTCATATTCTTTCTTGCATCGTCAAGTGCTGCATCACCCTTCTTCTTTAACCACTTACCCGCTTTATTGGCAATAAAAGCACCAGCACCAATCTTAATTAACTTACTGGCAAGACCTTCACTAGTAACTTCCCCTCTCCAATTACTTAGAGATTCTTGCTTTACTCTTATATTATTCATGGAACGGATTAATCGTCTTTATTATTTAGAATACCTTCCTTTAGCATCTTTGATAACTCAGTTGTTGAACCTACAAATAATGCGTTATTTGTAACAGTATTTGGACCTTTAGGTTTATCTTCGTCCAAATCTTTCATCTTCTTCTGAAGATCTGCTAACTTATCAGTAATATCTGCAGTTGACTTTAATACTTGTCCAGCAACTTCATATGCTCTTGGACTTGCACTTTCACCAGCAAGTTCCATAACTCCATTTAAAGTTTCCTGTCCCTTCTCTATTAGTGAATATAACTGTGCTCTTGCGTACTTGTAATCCTTTTCAGCATCATCACTAATATCGGGCAGTGTATCCTTTCTTCGGACACAACCACCCTCATTAACTTGCTGAACTTCTATTTCAGTGTTAAATGTATCATTCAAATCGTCATAATTATCTTTCATGATTTAAAGATCTACCTTTCTAGTTGGACTAAATTCTTTTCCATCACCATAGAAAGTCGAAGTTTCTGTGAATCCGAAATCATCACCTGGTGGAATTAATGGATCATCATACTGATCAATCACAGTATCTTCATTATAATCTTTCTTCGCTGCTGCTTTTACACTATACCTTTGCATACGTTTTGCTGTTTGCGTATTAGTATCAGAGTAGTAATCAACCTGAACCTTACGAATGAGACCCTCTGTAGAATCTGCAATAGGTCCAAACATATAAGTCTTAGCAGTAAAATTCAAAGTATATATTAATGCTCTTCTGGTTTCAAAATTACCTTCGTAATCGTCAGTAAATGTAATACTATCAAGCACCATAGGAACATCTCTTTTTTCTCCTATTGATTTTACTAAATCAATAGTTAATGTAAAACCTGGTTGAAAGAATGGTAAAATTTGTTCCAAGATTTGCATAGAATCATCTTGGAGTTTTGTAAGAATATTCAATTCAAATCCCAAATTATATGGAACTGGCATGAAAACTTTCTTTAAGTTACTACCTTCCTGTGCTTTAAATGTTTGAGAAATTCCTGATTTCCTAGAAGGATCATATTGAATATTATTAACTTCAAATGACATTCTAGGTAATGTTATTTGAACTGCCTTATTTAAATCTGGTTGTTGCTGAATTCTTGCTAGAAATTTTTGCTTCGGACCATATGAAATTGGTACTTTAATATCACTAATATCTTTTCCTGCAGCATCTTGATGTCTAACATGAACTTCATTAAAAAGAGTACCGAAAGCAATAACGGTTTTTCTTATTATTTCGTGATAAAAATAGGTTCCTAACATCAGAAATTACCAAAGGGATTTGATTCAGTGAAGTCTAAAATATCGTCGCCAAATGATTCAAACTCATCACCATCATTATATTTATCATTAGCATCATCAGAATTATATGAAGCAATTGAATATTCTGCACCAGAGGTTTTTCCAACAATAGTTTCGCCAACATAGAACCCTCGTATAGTTCCCCCAATACCAACATTACTTATTTGTAATATCTTACTATCTTGATCCCAAGATTTAACTCTTGCTTGAGTAAAGGATCTAGATCCTTCTATAACCTCATTGAATAAGAAAGTGCCAATACCAGCCAAAGAAGGTGGTGAAGCAATAGTTACATTTGGAGTAGAAACGTATCCACGACCTGGATCTGCAATATAAACTGATTTAACAACTTGATCAGATCCTGCTGTACCTATAGATGCTATTCCAACAGCAGTTGTTCCAGCACCTGGTCCAGCAACTGTTACTGTTGGTTCCGTTCCATATCCAACACCACCATCAACAACGTTGAAGTTAATAACACCCTGATAAACAGTTTCAACAGAACAAGTTGCAGCAGCACCAGTTCCTCCACCACCAGAAATTGTAATAATTGGTGGAGTATTATAACCAGCACCAGCACTTGTCAATAATATCTTTTCAATAGATGTAATATTTGCTCTAGTTGTTAGAATACCAACTGCTCTTGCAGGTGTATTTGAAGGAGAATCTGTAAATGTTATTATTGGTGGAGAAGTAAATCCTGATCCATCATTATTGAGGAATATTTCCCTAACATATCCAGTACCAATAGATGCTGCTACTTGAGCAGTCCTTCCTACACCAACTAATGTTAATGTGGAAATATAACCATCGTCCTGAACTTGAGTATCGATAATATCAATAGAAGTATCAATAACCTCATCCTCATATTCAAAGAGTTCACATTTAAGTTGATAAACGTAATTCTTACCTAACTGATAAAATGGATCTTCATGTTCTACAAATTTAACTTCAAATAATCTTTCACCCAAAGGAAAATATACTAAATCACCTTCTCTAGGTCTAGTAGCAAGTACAATTTCTTCATTACCTCCAGGACCATCATCCAATCCTGCCATAAAAGGTGCTATAAAATCTTCAAATCTTTCTTTTGAAACGGTAAGAGTAACTTCATCTCTTATACTCATACCAAACTTAGTTAATACATCACCTTGTCCACCATATCCTTCATAGGTATTAACATATGCTTCTATGGCAAAATTATCATCGAATTTGGAAGATTGAACTTCTTCGATAATTGATTTTGTATTTACATATTTTCTTGGAATATATGTTACTTCAACACCATAAATTTTTAGATGCTCATTTATGAGATCTTGTGTTAATCTTTGTTCTGATGAAGAACCTTGAAGAAAGAAGGGATTTAATGCCATGTTACATTAACCCACAAAATCATAAGGAGGTAATTCGTATTCAGATGCCATTCTTGATCTGAGACCTTCAATCTCCCTTTCAGCATCATCAAAAATCTCTCTACCGTTAAGTTCTATACCACCTGGTAACTTAACTCCACGGAATTTGATTAAGTTCTGTCCCCACTGTCTCTTTATGAGAGCAGTAAGATACATCTTGAGAAAGGGATCGTTATAAACTTGAGTAAATTCTGTTGGATTTAATGCTCTATAACAATCAAGAATTAACCAATTATCAAGAGATTCTGCACCCCAATCTATATCCAAATATAGTCTATCTTGTCTCTTATTAAATCTTACTTGTTTATCAGTTGTTAGTAGGAAATCAATATCTTCTAGATATGATTTAACCATAGCATACTGTAACAATTCAACTGAATTAAAATTGTAAAGATCATTCAAGAATAATTGATATTTAATACTAAACATACCACCCGATATGGTGCTAGTATCAAATTTAAAAATCTTTTCTATACCAACTACAGAATCTGGAACTTGTATAAAGTTTGAAGTTTCATACCAAGAACTTGTAGTTGTTCCATAACCTGATATATTTGTAGAAGTAGCAGTCGTAGTTACAATACCAACTCCATCAGTATCTTTTGCTCTACCCCTATCAAGATCTTCTTGAGTAATCTTATACTTAAGAAACATCCTTTCAACACCATCAAAATGTCTCTCATTAAAAAGTTGTATAGCATCATCAACCGCATCATCTATTTGATCATCATCAACGTTAATTTCCAACACAGGAGCACCCAGCTTCCTTAAGCAGTAATCTATAAGTTGTTGTCTACTTGCTGGTTTTGCCATATCCTCTAATCAGTTTTCCTAGTCTTTTTCAGTTTTTGAATTTCTTCTTGTAAGGAAATTATTTCCTGCTGAAGATTTTTTTCTTCCTCTTCAAAATCATTTTTTAAAGTTTGTAATTTTGCTTCCAAAAGTACATTTTGATTTAATGATTGTGCCAATTTACCATTATATAAACTCACAAGAACATTAACATCA